CTCCCCCTCCGGCGCCTGAGCCGGCGCCCGAGCCCGAGGACAACCCGGACGACGAGCCGGTCGACCCCGAGGTCGCCGAGGACGTGGCCCGCAGCGCGATGCAGCGCGCTCTCCGCACTGCCAGGGAGGTCCGAGCATGACACCCGAAGAACGCGCCGGCATGGCGCAGGCGATCCAGGAAGCGATCGCGCTCGCGTGTAACGCCGTCCGGGAGGAGCACGCCCAGGCGCTCGCCGAGGTGCAGCGCTCGACCGATGCCCAGCTCGACGTGATGCGCTCGGCGCACCGGGCGAGCGAGCAGCGAGCCGACCAGCTCCAGAGAGACCTCGACGACGCCCGCGAGGCGCTGGCGCAGGCCCCGATCAGCGCCATCCTGATCGACAGCGCGGGCGACCTGAACCTCGTGCAGCGTGGCGGCACCACGCTGAAGGCCGACCTCGGCCCCGTGGTGCAGCGCATGGCGCAGGAGGTGCGCACCGCCGTGCAGCGCAGCGAGGAGCGCGCAGACCAGCTCCAGCGCGACCTCGACGCGGCGCGCGAGGAGGCGGGCGTGCCCGCCATCAGCGCGGTACTAGTCGACTCCGACGGAGAACTCAACATCGTGCAGCGCAGCGGGACCACGAAGGCGAACCTCGGCCCGCTCCTGCAGCGCATGGCCGAGGAGGTCAAGCGGGCCGTGGCCGCGCTCGGCGGGGAGGTCCGCGGGGAGACCGTCGCGCACGTCACCCGCGAGGCGCTGCGCCTCGGTGGCGCGCAGAACTGGAGCCGCACGGCGTTCTACGGCCCCGGCTCGGTGGTGTCCTGCTACGTGGGGCGCACCTACGAACTGCGCGAGGGCATCGCCGCCTCGATGGCGCAGGAGCCGGGCGAGCACCCCGAGGTCTGGCGCCGCATCGGCTCGCACGGGCTGCGGGTCATGAAGTCCAAGCCCGAGGCGCTGGAGCCGGGCGACTGGTTCACCGAGGGCGATGCGCGGTTCATCCACGACGGGCAGACCACGACGCTGTTCGTGCCCCGCATGCTGAAGCAGGCCGACATCGACCGGCCCTTCAAAGCAGCGAACGCGAACGCGACCGCGGCACTGGAGCACGCGCAGGTCGCGCGGCGCACCGCCGAGGGGCTCGCGCCGCGGGTCGACCGCATCGAGCGCACGGCCGCGAACGCCGAGCGGTGGATCGCCGAGGAGGGCGCCGAGGCGGTGCTGCGCAGCGCCACCACCGAGCGGTGGGTCAGCGAGCGCGCCGAGGAGCTGGACACGCTGCTGCTCGATCAGCAGCAAGGGGAAGCGCCGTGATTCAACGCACGTCCGTCGACCTGACCTCGCTGCCGGCGGCGCTGCTCGTCACGGTCAAGGCTCACTGCCGCGTGGAGTTCACGCGCGACGATGCGCTGCTCACGACCTACACCCAGGCGGCGATCCGCACCGTCGAGTCGAAGTGCAACGTGTCGCTGAACCCGGCCACCTACGAGCTGACCGCCGTTGAACTGCGCCCCGTGGGCTTGCGCTGCGGCGCGCGCCTGCCGTTCAACAACGTGCGCGAGTTCACCATCACGGCCGACGGCACCGACGTGTCGGCCGACTACGAACTGAGCAGCGCCGACTTCGGGGGCAACGCGTCCAGCTACCTGTTCCCGGTGGCGGTGCTGGTGCCCCCGCCCGCGATCCTGGCGCTGGACACACGGCTGACTCTCGCGGTCGGCGTCGACGACTCGACGAAGCTCGCCCCCTACTTCCTCTCGATCATCCTGCGCCTCGCGGGCGCGCTGTACGAGAACCGCGAGGCAAGCGGCGACCTCTGGAGCGACACGTTCGCCAACGAGCTGATGGGCATGTGGAGGCCCGACGCATGAAAGCCGGTCGCCTTCGTCACCGCATGCGCATCGAGATGCCGGACCCGACCGTGCCGCTCGACGCCTACGCGGGCGAGGTGCGCTCGTTCATCCCGGTGGTCACGGTCGACGTGGCGATCGACAGCGTGAGCGGGCGCGAGTTCATGGCGGCCGACCGCGAGCTGGCCGGCATCACATGGCGCATCACGCTGCGCGAACTGCCCGGCATCTCGATTCAACCGGGCTGGCGCGGCATCGAGGTCGACGGGAACGTCGAGCGAATGTTCGACTTCATCGCGGTCTTGCCGAGCCACGCGCGCAACGACCTCACGATCGCGGCCACGTCCGGCCAATCGCAACCCTGAAGGAGCCGCACCATGGCAAAAGTAAAGTCCGACGCTCACCTGTACCTCACGCAGACCGGTGACGCGCCACCCACCCCGATCGACATCACGAGCGTGACGAACGCGAACCCCGCGGTGGTCACGCTGTCCGCCGCCCTGCCGGCGGGCACCGCGGTCGGCGACATGATCGTGCTCGATGACACGGGCGAGCCGCTGCTCGACGGCTACGCCTTCCGCATCTCGGCGCTCGACGTGACCACGCCGGCCGCGCCCGAGGTCACGCTCGCGGACTTCGACGGCACGCGCCTCACGGCTGCGGTCGGCGCCGTCGGCGAAGCGCAGGTCTTCTCGAAGGCCGGCGACGGCGCGCTGCTCGAAGTCTGCATGGTGTCGATCACGGTGGCCGGCGTGGCGCCCGACTCGATCGCCATGGACGATATGTGCGGCAGCGAGACGGTGCTCGGCTCGCCGAAGCCGCCGACCTTCACTTTCACCGGCTTCGTCGACAAGGACAGCCCGGGGTTCAAGAACCTCATGCAAGCCTCGCTCGAATCGCCGAAGACCGAGCGCTACATGCTGATCGACTACACGGTCGGCGGCGGCTACATCTTCGGGCCGGTGGAAATCGGCGAAATCACCATCACGGCACAGACCGCGCAGGGCCTGCAGTTCTCCGGCTCGGGCGTGTTCAAGGAAATGCCGACCTACTCGTGGGCCCTGTGACATGACGTACGAACTCCAAACCGAAACCGCCCCGGCCGGGCTCGCCGCGCTCGGCGCCGTGGTCGAAATCCGCGAACTGACCTACGGCGCCATGCGAGACACGATGGCGGCGAGCGAGGCGCCGGGGCAGAGCGCCGAGCGCCTCCTCGGCGCGAGCCTGTACGTGGACGGCCAGCCGTTCGGCTACGAGGGCATTCGCTCGCTGCCCGGCCGCTTCTCTGCAGCCATCGCCGACGCCCTCACGCAGACCATGCGCGTGCACGGGCTGGAGCGGGCCGCCAAGCCCGCCGAGGAGGACGGCCAGGGGGTAGGCACCTCCTCGGGCGCCGAGGCCGCTGCAGGCCCAAACGTCTAGCCCCGGACCTGCGCCTCATGTTCAGCATCGCCGAGCGCCTGCATCAACCCGTGACCGTCGTCGAGGCGATGAGTCCGCGGGAGGTGTGGGCGTGGCTCGACTACTGGACGCCGCAGCCGGCCGTGGAGGAGGACGACGCGATCGAGCTGTCCTCGCTCTCGCGCGATGAGCTGCGCAGCATGTTCCCGGGGAGGCACTGACCATGGCGACCGAACGCGAACTCGTTCAGGCGCTCACGTCCGGCCTCGCTGGCGTGGCCGACGTGCGATGGGGGTGGAAGGCTGCGGAGTACGCCGAGCTGCCACCCGGCTTGCCGCTCGTCACCGTGCAGCGCACCGTCGCGTCGGGCGCGGCCTGGTGGGATATGTGCGAGGCCGAGGCGCCGCTGGTCGACACGTCGATTCAGGTCCACACATGGCACGCGGTGTACGAGTTCGGGCGTGACCTCAACGCGCAGGTCCGCGCCATCGTGCTCGGCGCCGGGGGCTGGCGCCTGTCGGCCGAGACGGACGACTACGAAGCCAGCTTCCGCGCGTGGCGCATCGCAGGGGACTACACGAGCATCGGCGTGGCGCTGGAGTGACGGCCATGGCTTTCCCGATGCCGACGGTCATCTCGAAGAACAAGACCACCACCCTCGGCGGTCAGCAGTTCACGCGCGCCACGCTGGCGGCGGAAATCAACATCCAGTCGAAGGCCGACCTGCACTCGATGCTGGTGGGCATCACGCGCGAGGACACCGCGCAACAGCAGCGCATGGGCAACCCGCCGCAGCTCGTCGAGGTCGACAACACGACGAACCGCCCGGTCGAGTCCGTGGAGCGCAAGGTCGTGGTCATCTTCGGCACCGCGCTCGCCCGCGCAGCTATGCGGATGGCCGAGACCGAGCTGGCGGCGAACATCCGCCGCGCGACGGTGCTGCGCACGGGCCGGCTCTCCAACGTGCAGGCCAATTGGGAGTGGCGCTTCATCCCGCGCGGTGGCTCGCCGCGGGTCGTCACCTCGGGCACGCCGCCCTCCACTTTGAGCCAGGGCGACAAGCTCGTGCTCGTGCCGGCGCAAGTGCCGTACGCGACCGCGGTGAACCGCGCGGTGGCGAACTCGGGGCGCCTCACGCCGAAGGCCACGGGCCGCAGGAAGTCGCCGCCGAAGTCACAGCAGCGCATGGGCTTCCTCGCGGCCACCACCGCGGCCCTTCGCCGCCGCAGCGAGTTCAAGCAATTTGCCGTCTACGCCGAGTTCACCAAGAGCCACGCGGTGGCCGGCGAGGTTTATGCACACGGGACCGGGGTCATCACGATCCGGCCTCGCTTCCGCGTGAGGTGACACCGTGGCCGACACCATCGAACGGATCTACAAGCTGACGGTCGACGGCGCGCAAGCGGCCCGCGACCTGAACGCCATCGCCAAGTCCACCCAGGACGCGGAAAAGCGCTTCGACGCCGCCGCGGCCTCGATCAAAAAGGTAGCCGGCGCGCTCGCCGCAGGCTTCACCGTGGGCACCGTCCTCTCGTCGATCAAGTCGAACATCGATGCGATGGACGAGCTGTCCAAGAGCGTGTCGAAGGTGGGCATCGCGGCCGAAGACCTGCAGAAGCTGCGCTACGCTGCGGACCTCTCGGGGCTCTCGGCCGAAGACCTCGACAAGTCGATCGGCAAGCTCGCGGTCTCGATGGCCGACCTCGAAACCGGCACGACCGGCGCGCACAAGGCGCTGCGCGCGATCGGCGTGCAGTCCGGCGACAGCCCGGTGCAGGCGCTCGACAAGATCGCAGACGAGTTCGCCAAGATGCCCGACGGCATCGAGAAGACCGCGCTTGCGATCGAGATTTTCGGCAAGGCCGGTAAGGATCTGATTCCGCTCCTGAACGGTGGCAGCGCGGGCCTCAAGGAATTGACGGACGAGGCCGAGCGCTACGGCGTCGTTCTCAGTGGCGGCACGCTCAAGGCCGCTGAGGCGTTCAACGACAACCTGTCGCGCCTCGAAGGCGTGATGGGCGGCGTGATGAAGCAGATCACCGCCGGCCTGCTTCCGGCGCTGCAGGCCATCAGCCAGAGCTTCGTCGACTCGGCCAGCACGGGCGACGGCTTCGTCGAAACCGGAGACGCGATCGGCGAGGTACTCGTGAACCTCACGGGCGTGGCGCTCAAGGCGGGCGCGACCCTCAAGGCCTTCGGTCTGGTCATCGGTGCAGTTGCTGCGGCAGCGGCGAACCCTGGTCAGGCCGGCACCATCTTCACGGCGCTGGTCGAGGACATCAACGCGCTCGACCGCACGACGAACGAAAAACTCAAGAAGCTCGAAGCCGACTACAAGAGCTTCAGGGAATCGACGAAGGCCGGCGCGCCGCAGGACACCGCGGGCGACGGGCCTGCGAGCGCGGCGCTCAAGGCTGCAGCCGCTGCCGAGGCGCTCGCCAAGAAACAGCGCGAGGCCGACGCCGCCGCCGCGAAGGCGCTGGCCGCGCGGACGAAGGCAATCCGCGAGCACCAGAAGGTCGAGGACGAAGCGTGGAAGCAGCTCGCCGAGCAGGCACGCATTGCCGAGGACGCGCAGAAGCGCGCGGACGAGGCGCTCGTGGCCCGCACCTCGAAGCTCTCGGCCTACGAGAAGGCGATCCTCGAAGTCGACCGCGCCGCCGAGGAGCGGCTCGACAGGATCGAGGAGGAGGGGGCCCGGCAGCAGTACCTCGTTGACCTCCTCGACGAAACCTCGGACGTGTACGCGAACGCCACCGAAGCGCAGCGCGCCTATGCCCGCTCGCAGCTCGAAGTGGCGACCACCACCGCGGTGGCAGGCGAGACCATCGCCAAGCAAACATCAGAGGTGGACGTGCTGACGCAGGGGTTCGAAAACTTCTTCGACAACCTCGCCAGCGGCACCGCCGATGTCGAAGATCTGTTCAAGCGCATGGTCCAGTCCATCATCGCGGAGCTGCTCAAGCTGTGGGCTAAGAAGTACATCATCGACGCACTGACCAACGCGTTCGGAGGTGCATCCGGCGGTGGTGGTGGCGCTGCGGGGCGTCTCGGCCTCGCCTTCGACTCCGGCGCCGTCGTCCCCTTCGCCAAGGGCGGCGTGCTCACGCGGCCGACCACCTTCCCCATGGCGCTCGCTGGCGAGGCCGGCCCCGAGGCCATCATGCCGCTGCAGCGCACGGCCTCGGGCGACCTCGGGATCGTCGCGCAACAGCCCGCGCTGAACGTGACGATCAACAACAACGCGCCCGTGTCGGTCAGCACGCAACAGACGAACGGGGGGCTCACGATCACGATCGACGAGATCAAGGCATCGCTCGCCGCTGACGTGATGCGCGGGGGCAACGACTTCGCCACCGCGGCCGAGCGCGCGTGGGGTCTGAGCCGCGGCAGCGCTGCGGCGTTCTGAGGAAGCGCCATGGCAACCGTTGCACTTCAGGAAGCACGCGCGTCGGCGCCCTCGGGCGAGACTATCCTTCAAACGCTGGAGCTGTCGCATCCGCTGTGGGCGGCGCCGTACTACCTCACGAACTACCCGCGCGCCTTCACGACGACGCTGGAGTCGGGGCCCACGGTGACGTTCAACCCGTTCCCCTTCGGCGTCATCCTGCCGACCGTCGACGGCGCCGGCCAGCAGGACATGCAGATCACGCTCACGAACGCGGACCAGGAAATCGCCGACGCCGTGCGGGCCGCGCACGCGGACCCGAGCACAAGCATCGAGGCCGTCTACCGCGAGTTCCTCGGCAGCGACCCAGGCGCGCCGCAGTCTGCTCCGGTGCGGCTCGTGTTCAACGCCATCCAGATCACCGAGGAGGCCGTGAGCGGCGTGGCCGGCCGCAGTGACGTGCTGAACCGCCGCTTCCCAGGCGTGTGGTACGACGTTCAGCACTTCCCGGGGCTCGACCGATGACCGACATCAACGACCTCATCGGAAAGCCCTGGCGCCTCGGCGCGCGGGGCCCCGACGCCTACGACTGCTGGGGGCTCGTGCGCGAGGTGCTGCAGCGCATGCGGCCTGGTCTGCCGCTGCCCGATTGGGCGAGCGATGAGATGACGCGCAGCCGTCAGCGCGCGCTAATGGGCGAAGCCTTCCCCGTTCACTGCGTGCGCACCACCGAGCTGGCCGACGGCGTGCTGCTGATGAGCGAGCGCGCGGGCCACATCGCCATCATGGCGCACGGGTTCGCGGTCACGTCGCAGCGCTTCTCGGGCGTGGTGGCGATGCGCCCGAGCGACTACGCCACGCACTTCACCGATCTGGAGGCGTTCGCATGGCGCACCTGATCGTTCTCTACAACCCGCTGGACACGACGCGGCGCCGCATCCACGACATCGAGGAGGGCACCGAGCTGGGCGCGTGGCTCGCCGAGCACGAGCCCGTGCGCGGATCGCTCCAGCAGTTCGTCTACGTGCACGGGAAGGCGATCGAGGCCGAGGGCTACCGCGTCGAGGTGGGAGACCAGATCCTCGTGGTCCACCGCCCCGGGCAGTGGGCTCTGGTCTACATCGCCCAGGCGCTGATCGCCGCGGCCATCTCCTACGCGCTGAACCTGATCTTCGGCCCTAAGCGGCCCTCGGCGGGCAACACCCCGAGCCCGTCCCAGGTCTACGGCATCGCGCCGCCGAAGAACACCGCGCGCCTCGGCGAACCAATCCCGGTCGCCTACGGCTCGGTGCTCACGCTGCCCGACTATGCGGCGCAGCCGTACACCGAGTACGAGAACAACGAGCAGTACCTGAAGGCGCTGCTGTGCATCGGCCAGGGCGACTACGACGTGCACGCGATGCTGGTGGGCGACTCGGACTCGTCCGCGCTTCCGCCCGAGGTGGTGCGCTACGAGATCTTCAGCCCGGCCGCGCACGCGTCGACGTTCGGAGTGATTCAAGAGGCGACCGGCGTGCGCGAGAACGTCTCCACCTCGGTCGACGTGGCCGACCAAGAGCTGCTCGCACCGAACGAGACGAGCAACCAGACGCCTTCGACGTGGTATTGGGCGCTGACGGCGCAGGAGGCCCACAACGGCTTCCCACCGTCGCCGCCGGCCTACGATCTGACGGGCGCCTGGGACTTGACCACGCAGCTCGCCATCCTGCCCGACGACCCGCCGTTCGGCACCACAGTGCAGGCCGTGATGTACCAGCTCAACGTCGACCCGGAAATCTGGCAGCTCAACACCTTCGTCTCGACGCCGTACGTCCCCGGCGACCCGGTGCCGGCCGGCTCGCTCATCCCGCCGCCGGGGAGCACCACGATCGGCATCACGAAGTGGGTCGGCCCCTTCGAGACCTGCAAGCCGGGGCAGGCCGGCCGCTCGATCGAGCTGGACCTCGTGTTCATCGGCGGGCTGGCGATCATGGACAGCGGCGGGAACCTCGGCGACCGCGCGATCACGGTGCGCGTGGAGTACACGCCGATCGACGACAGCGGTGCAGACATCGGCCCGACGGTCGGTTATGACGAGAGCTTCCTCGGCAAGACGAACACGGCGCTGCGCTTCACGCGCAAGCGGGTGGTCCCGCTCGGCCGCTACAGGGTGCGCGCCTCGCGCTCGACCGACAGCGACGGGCGCGCCGGCACGCTCGACCGCGTTCACTGGACCGGGCTCAAGTTCGAACTGGACGAGCTGATCGTGCTGCCCGTGTACGGTGACGTGACGATGGCCGCGGTGACTCTGCGCGCATCGAACGGCATCGCCAGCGATGCGGCGTCGAGCATCCGCTTCCGCGTCACGCGCAAGCTGGCCCCGCTCGGGGTCGGCGCGACCGCCGCAACGGTGAACCCGGCCGACGCATTCGTCGACATCCTCACCGCGGCCTACGGTGGCAACCGCCCCGTCAACAACGAGGAGCTGGACCTGCCGCTGCTCGCCACGCTGCGCGCCAAGTGGGCGTACCACAACGGGTTCAACGCGGTGTTCGATCAGCCGTCTACGGTGTGGGAGGCGCTCACCCTGTCGGTGCAGACCGTGAGCGCGGCGCCGCTGCCCGTGGGCTCGCGCATGTCCGTCATCGAGGACGCGCCGCAGCCGGTGCGGGTGCAGTTGTTCACCGACGTGAACACGGTGGCCGGCTCGCTGCAGGTCACGCACCAGTGGGACCGTGCGGGCACCCCTGCCGGCGCCCGCGTGGAGTTCCGCGACCCGCGCACCTTCTCGGCCGATGCCGTCTTCGAGCCAGTCAACGCGCCCGACTACCAGTCCATGACGCTGTTCGGCTGCACCTCGCGCGAGGTCGCGGAGCAGCATGCGAACCTCATCATGGACCGCCGCCAGCTCCAGCGCACCACGGCCACCTTCGCGACGGAGCTGGAAGGGCTCAATTGCCTGCCGGGCCAGCGCATCGGCATCCAGTCGCGCACGATGCGGTGGGGCGCCGCTGCGTGGGTCGTGCGCGCCGAGGGCCTCGCGCTGCAGCTCTCCGTGCCGATGGACTGGACGGGCGGGCCGCACGCGGTGCTGCTGCGCGACCCGAGGGGCCAGCCGCACACCGTAGTCGGTGTCACGCAGGGAGCGCGCGCAGACATCCTCGTCCTGCCCGGGGCTGCACCGTTCGCCATCCGCGACTCGCGATCGCCGAGCGAGCCGACGCACCTCGCGTTCGGCGTCGTGGGCACCGAGGTCACCGACTGGACCGTGCAGCGCATGGCCCCGAGCGGCACGACCGTGACCATCGAGGCGATCAACTACGCGCCGTCCGTGTGGGACCGGGCCGCGCCACATCAAGGAGGCGCGTGATGATCGACTATCCGGCCAGTTTCCCGTGCCCGTCGCGCATTGAGGGGCACAGCCAGGACATGAGCGCGGGCCTGGTGCGCACGCCCATGGAGGCGGGCAACTCGCGGCAGCGGCGCACGCACCGCATGCTGCCCACGCGCATCGCGCTCACCTTCATGATCGAGCAGCCGGACTATGCCGGGTGGCTGACCTGGGTGAACGAGAACGCCTGGGACGACTGGGTCAACATGAAACTGCCCGGCCTCGTGGCGAGCCGCCTCGGGGTGAACACCGCGGCCATTGCGGTGCGCTTCATGAGCGACCCGCGCGCCGAACTGCTGCCGGTGCATCGGCTCTGGTGGTGGCGCGTGCGCGTCGAAGCCGAGTACCTGCCCACGGCCGAGCAGATCGCTCCCGTCTTCGCGGGCAAGTGGATTGTCGGCGGTTCGCCGCTCGCGCCTTCCCTCGATTGGGTGCTCGGCGGCACGCCGCTCACGTCGCCCACTGACCTCACGCAACCGGGAACCGTGGCGAAGCCCGTCACGGTGGCCTGAAGGAGAACGACATGGCAGACATCCTGGCCCGCACGCGGTCGATCATCGGCACCTCGGCCGAGTGGAACACCTCCGACCTGGTGCTCGGTGACGGTGAGGTGGCGATCGAGCGGCCCTCCTCGCCGAGCACCGCGCCGCGCTTCAAAATTGGGAACGGTGGCCGGCGCTACAGCGAGCTGCCCTTCGCGGGCGCGAACCTGCCCGGCGCGATCTACTACAAGGGGACGCGCGATCTGACGCAACCGGCGCCGCCCGGCCCGCAGCGAGGCGATCAGTGGGCCTCCTCGGTGTCCGGCGTGATTCACGCGAGCTGGACCGGCGTGGCCGGGCAGAACACCATCGTCGGCGACCTCGTGACCTTCCTCGACAACGTGACCGGCTGGCAGCGCACGCCGACCGGCGCCGACAGCGTGTACGGGCTGCGGCAGGAGCTGGTGACGAACTTCGCCGGCAACATCCGCGCGCAGGGCTTCCGCACCGGCAACTGGCTGTGGTCGCCGGGCCCGGGTAGCTCGCTGTTCTACGCGCTGGAGACGATCACCGAGCACGCCCACTACGCGTTCGCCGACGACTCGACGGTGAACTATGCGGGCGTGGGCTTCCAGGGGCACGCGAGCTTCAACGACAACATCAAGTTCATCGGTGTCAACGGCTCTGACCACCACCACAGCTACCAGAGTTATCCGCACTACGGCACCGCGGGCACGATCGGCGTGCTGTCGAGCTTCTGGTCGCAGATCGATGCGACGGCCGGCACGATCACGGAGGCGAGCGGCGTCAAGGTGAACAACCCGCTCGGGGCCGGCGCCATCACCAGCATGTACGGCGCGCTGATCCTGAACCTGACGCGCGGCGCGAACAATTGGGGCGTCAAGTCGCTCACGCCCCGGTCCTACTTCGCCGAGATCCTGCAGTACGGAGACACGGTGGGGACGGTCTACGCGACCGCAGGCTACAACGCGACCAACGGTCACTTCCAGATCACCCCTCGGGCGGGTGCTGCTTATGGCGTCCGCATCTCGGGCAACGCCGGGAGCCGCGCGCTGCGCCTCGGCTCTGTCGGTGACGTGGCGAGCGACGACTCGATCATCGAACAGCTCGGCGACGGCCGAACGTCCATCAAGCCGCGGGTCGGCTACGGCATCATTCTGGACGGCACCGTCGAGGTGTCCGGCGGCTTGGTAATGAGCGCCCCGATCGTCCGGCGCTCCTACACCGTCGCCACGCTGCCGTCTGCGGTGTCGTGGATCAACGGCACCGCCATGGTCAGCGATGCGAACGCGACCGTCTTCAACTCGGTCCCGGTCGGCGGCGGCGCAAACAAGCTTCCGGTCTTCAGCAACGGCGCCGACTGGCGCATCGGTTAACCCGACAGGAGAACACCATGGCATTCGAAAAACGCACCACCCCAACCGAGCTGCTGTTCCGCTGGAGGGACGGCAAGCTTTACGCGGCGCATGCGATCTTCAGCGAGGAGGTGCTGGAAGATGGCAAGGTCATCGCGAGCCGGGAAGGCGATGCGCTGTCGGTCGCGGTGGCCGAACAGCAGGGCTTCCCGCTGGCCGACGCGCTGCAGGTGCTGCACGTCGATGCGCTGCGGGAGCGTGACTCGCTCCTGGCGCAGCTCGACGAGCGCGACCAGCAGCGGCTCGTGCGCGATCACGAGGTGTCGACCGAGCTGTCGCGGCGCGATGGCGTCGAGCAGGATCTCCGCGCGCAGATCGTGGTCCTCGAAGGCAAGCTCAAGGAGGCGCTCGCCAAGCCGGCCACCGCGCCGGCACCAGCACCGGCCCCGGCCGATGCCGAGCCTGCAGAGGCCCCGGCGCCGTCGACCAGCCCGGCCCCTCTGACGTGAGCCGCTGAAGGGCTTGTGGGCCTGCAGGGGCCCGGCTACACTGCACCGGCTACCAACTGGCTGTGCAGAGCTTCCCCAAGCATCACGTGCCCCGAAGGCCCGCCTCTCTACCCGAGGGTCGGGCCTTCACCTTTTGGGGCGCTGCACGGCGGGTCGATCACGTCGTCGGCCTGGTCGCGCAGGGCCTCGAAGTCGACGAGGCCGTAGACGGCGCCGAGGCGCATCAGCACGCTCGGCTGGCCTGCCTTCAGCAGCATCACCATGGCCCCGGCGCACTGCACCCGGCGCGGCCGGGGCGCATACGCCACCTCGTGACAGATGAACCCCTCGTGGTCATCAGCGAGCAGGCCGGCCACGATGCCGTCGAGGCGTCCGGGCATCAGCTCGATCGCACCTTCGCGGAGGAACGGGCAGTGCGCGCAGGGGCGCGTCATCGCAACGTCGCTCGGCTTCACGGCACGAGGTCGGCCGGCCACCGCTCCATCGTGTAGCCGCGGAGGATGAACCCCTCGATGGTCCGGTACGGCATGTGCGCTGCATCCTTCAGCAGCGCGGCCCACGCCTCGGCCTCGGTCGGCTTCGCAAGCCACGTGCACGGCGTGTCGCCGGGCGTGACCGGCACGTACAGGAACCCGTCGTTCTGCTTCTTCATCCCTCGCTCCTCACTGGTTCGATCGTCACCACGTCTTCGCCCTTCAAGTCGCGGTAGGTGCCTGCCTCGTCCCTCATCGCGGCCATGTACCCGATGAAGGCGCCGCCCGATGCCTCGAGCAGCATGCCGTCGAACTTGAGCATCACGCTGCGCTGATTCCACGACACGAGCGCGACTTCACCGCGGATCGTCTGCCCTCGGTACTCGATCAACACCTCGTCGCCGCGCTTCACCGGACCATCCTCCCGCCGGACTTGTACTTGGCTTCGTCGAGCCACTGGAAAGGCGCGCGCTCGACGATGTTCGCGGGGCGCCTGATCGGGCTGATGGTCAGCGCCTGCCGGCCCGCCGTGAGGATCGACACGACGACCGCCTCGGTGCGGTTCGGGTCGTCCTTCGGCCGCACGTCCTTCATCGTTTCGTTCTGCCCCTTCGTGCGCGCTGCAACCCATGCTTCGCTGACGATCGCGCACGCGCGCACAAGGGGCTCTTTCACGAGGTGCTGCTGGAACAGCGCGGCGTCACCCATGTCCGCGAACGATGAGCCAGAGATGATCGCAATTTCGCCGCTGGTCGTGAGCACGTAGAACGCCGGCTCGGTCTGCTCCTTGCCGCGCTCGATGCCCTTGCAATGGATGTCAAGCAACGACTCGTGGAACGACTCGATCGTCTCGACGTGCATGCCCCCGATCAGGACCATGGATGGCATCTCGCTCATGACAGCTCCCCTTCGTGTTCGCACTCGGCCAGCAGCATCGCCGCCATGGGCCCGCCTTCGAAGACCTCCAGCGAGGCCGAGAACGCGACCTCGGCCTCGGGCACGATCCACTGGATGATGCGTTGCTCCGGCTTGCGGATGCTGTCGCAGTCGTCCGGCGGGTTGACCACCATGTACTTGCGGCACGCCATCGGCCGGTGCTCATAGATCGCGCAGTCTTCCCCCGACGTGAGGAACACGCACGCGCGGTCGGCGTCGTCCAGTTCGTTCCATCCCTCGATGCCGTCGACCGCGGCTTGCACGCGCAGGCGCTGCGGGTCGATGCGCCAGCCGTATTCCTCCGCGGCGATAAGCGCGAGCTTCGCCTCGCCGGCCGTGACCGTCACGTTCAGCCGGCAGCAATGCCCGCAGCCGCGACGGCATGAAACCTTGGCATCGGTGGCCGGCGCGCGAGCACGCTGCTCGATCACCATCTCGTCAATGAACTCATGCGAGCCGGCGGCGATGCCCTCCTCGTTGTTCGGGTACTCGGCCAGGGCCGTGCGCAAGTTCCCCTCGAATTCCACATGCAGGCCGAGCGCCGATTGCGCGCTCTTGTGCGGCGCCTCGTTCAACCAGTTGGCGAGCTGCTCGCTGTGGACCTTGACGTTTACCGCCTTCATGTGCGCCCCCTCACTGATCCGCTCTTGTCCTGCAGGCGCCGAACGGCAGCGCGCAGGCGCTTCTCCTCCTTCAACAGGACGCTCACGCGCTCCACGGCCTCGGCCGCTTGCCGCGCGGCTTGCGCGTAGTTCTGCCACGCGCGGCTGATCGTGCGGGCCTGCGTGAGCAGGAAGTCGAACGGGTCGAGCACGGCGCCGCAGTTCAGGTCGGCGCAGCGGATCGTGCGCGTGTGCTGGTCGAGCGAGACCGCCTCGTGGGTGCAGAAGCGCGTGGGTATCGGCTCGATGCGCAGCGGGTTGTCGGGCAGGTCGCCGCCCTTCGGGAAGGGCTTCACGTTGTCGTCGTCGCTCATGGTTCGTCGGCCTCCTCCAGCGCCCGCGTGAGCGCATCGCGCACGAGGCGCACGTAGTCGCGCGGCAGCGCTGCACGCCGCAGGCTGTCGACGAGGTGCTCGAAGGCTTCGGGCTTGAGCAGCTCGCCGGCCACGACGCCGAGCGAGAAATAGAACTCGGCGTGCAGGTCTTTCGGGTCGCTCATCGCTTGTCCCTCGGGTCGACGCGCTTGAACGGCGTGTGGGTCGCGCCGGTCATCTTGTCGAATTGCTTGGCAGCCATGAGGTAGGCCATCGCGGACTCGCCGAGGATCAAGCCCAGGCTGGACACCACGCCCACGCTCCAGGCTTGGTGCTGGCGCTGTGCCTCGACATCGCCGCCGTAGTCCGCAGCCTTCGAGCGAAGCCCGAGGTACTCGCCGCCGTCCGGGAGCGCTTCCAGCCGCAGGTTCGACCAGCTCGCGCTCAGATGCGCGAAGTGCTCGATGCGTCCTGCCTTGCCGGCGAGCACCACGAAGGCGCACACGTCGGCTTCGCGGAGCAGATCCTCGATCAGCGCGCGCACATGGCGCAGGCGCTCGCCCTCTACTTCCTCGTCAATGTTTTCCATGTCGTTCCTCCATGAGTCGTTTCTCTACGAAGCCCACCATCAGCCCGATCTTGAGCTGCAGCGTGAGCGGCAGTGCGGCGAGGTCCACATGCGTTGCGAGGCGCAGGGTGCCGTCGTTCGTGAAGACCAGCACCGCGGCGCAGTAGGCGCACACGGAAGCGTCTCCGGCTTCGGGTCGCCCTACTGAGCCCCCGGTCCGCGTGGCTGCATCGAGCTTCGCCTTGCACTTCGGGCACTGTGCCTCGGGCTGTCGATAGGTCTTCATGGGGTCACCTTCGGCATCCAGGCCGCGAGCGCCGCGGTCACTTCCTCGACGATCGCCATGTGCCCGACCTCGGCCTCGGCCCAGGTCGCGTGGCGGGTCTGCACTTCGCTGGCCTGCATCGGGCGCCCGCGGTCATACGGCGAGGGCGTGGCCGGCTGGGTCTCCTCGGCGTAGAAAACGCAGGTCTCGAAAAGCAGCGGAGGCCCGTTGCCAAACTGGTGGTCGAGGCCGAGGAACACCGTCGACACCACGGACCCGTCGAGCAGCATCGTGCGCGCCACTCGCCGGTCAGCAGTCTCGAACCACATGGCCCACTTCTTGGGGTTAGGCTCGTTGCGCGGTTCGTGCCCGTCGAGGACATACCGCGCCGACATGCGGCGGCGGTTCACAACCCATATCCCGCGAAGTCACCATCGGGCACCACCACGACATCGCCGACGATCTGGTGCGTGGTGCCAGGGATGCAACTCGCGTGGTACAGCGCGGTGGCCTTCACGTTCACCGGCTTGAGCGCGCGAACCGGGCGCATGAAGGTCGCTTTGTCTGCGCCTGGGATGTCCTCGGCTCGCGTCTCATACCCGAGATCGTCGACGCACATTACCTGCAGAGGATGGCCGAGGTGCCGCAGGTTCACCGTGTCGAGCGTGTCGGCGCCGATGATGCGGCAGATGTCTTTGATGCTGACGGGCGCGTCGAGCTGCTCGATCGTTCCATCGCAGCGGATGACCATTCGCATGGACTACTCCTTCTCGGGTTGTTCGTTCACGAGCGGGCCCTTCAGCGCTCGCACCAGCTCATCGGTCAGGCGCTGCAGTCGATCGCGCAGGTTCTCGTGGCGTTTGCGAAACGCGGCCCATCGCCGCTCTGCGGGGAGCAGAGCATTGACGAACACCCACACGGCAAGCCCAAACACAACAACGCTGCCCCAGGTCATCGCGTACCCGTTCGACAGCACAGCGGCGCAAAGAGCGGCGCAGGTAACCTGCCCGAACATGCAGAGGCGGATCGTCCACACGATGCGCAGCTCGTGGCGGCGCTGCTGCGTGAGTTCGGCGTCGAGCTGCTCTGTTTCCCGCAGTGCTTCCAACACCACCTCGGCAGGCGTGCCTTCCGCGATCATGCCAATGCCCCACGCGGGTCCGTGGGCAACCAGCGCAGAAGCTCGCCCACAAGCTCGCCGAGCACCTTGCGGTCCTTGTCGTTCTCGCACAGCGCTTCCAGCGCTGGCAAGCCGCTCTCGATCGCCATCACCGCCTCGCGGCGCATCGCCATCCGTCCCTCGGTCCACCACTCGACCGCGAGCGGCTTGCCCACGTCGAACAGGAAGTCGCGGCCGTGCTTCACCCGGTCAGTCTCGAACATCGAGACTCCCTGCGACCACCACAGCAGCATCACGCCCGGGTTGCGGGCGATCATCGTCCCGGGCGGTAGAACCAGGCCGCCGGGCATGCCCGCCTCGCGGCGCTTCGCATGGGGCCTCGAAAGGAAGGGGCACCCCATGACGGAGAAGCGCGCGCACTCCTCATGCACGGGCGGTTCGCTGCTGACGCGGTTCACGCCGCACATGGGCCCGATGACGCACACGGGGGGAAACACCATGCGCCGGCCGCAGACCCAGCAGAGCTTGTCGCGCACGCACACGAGCAGCTTCATGGGGTCGGCCACGCGGTGGTCGGGCTTGCCGTCGATGACGGCGACGAAGTACGGCACCGGATAGCCCCGGTCGTCCACATCGAGGTCGAGCATGCGGGAGGGAACCTCCGGCAAGTCCTTGCGGTAGGGGGTGACCATCACGGCCTCCTGTCAGTTTGACTGCCGGTGGTTCTGCGCGCGGATGTCGCGGGCCAATGCTTCGAGGAGGTCAGGGAGCGCGAGCACGAACTCGGGCGTGCCCTGGACCGCGAAGCCGGTGCCGCGGTTGCCACCAATCACGATGAGACCCACGCACGCGGCGCTGGTTAGCGCGCGGACGAAGGTCGCCTCGTCGTCGTACTTTCCGGGGCCGGCCTCGACTACAGGCTGGTTTGGGTCTGACATGCGCAGCTCCTTCAGTCGGAGGGGGAAAAAATTGGG